TCCTACCGCAGGAGCCAAAATTCGCTCTGTAAGCATTGCTGGCGATGCGCCGGATTTGTAACCCGGAGACAGTGAGTTCGATTCTCGCACAGAGCACCATTCTTAAAAAGAGGTTGACAAACAATTCAATCTCTGCTACAAACAAACTTGTAAAGAGATTAATGCGCTCGTCGTCTAACTGGATAAGGCCCCCGACTTCTAATCGGGTAAGTGCAGGTTCGAGTCCTGCCGAGCGCACCATTCTTTTTGTTTTGTGATGTAGATAAGATATAAATAGTTTTGTAAGTTTTTGGGGACGTAAGCTAACGGGAAACTGGCGCCTTTGCAAGGCGCACTTGAGGGTTCGATTCCCTCCGTCTCCACCAAACATAAATCCACCGTCGGGGAGTAGCTCAGGTGGGAGAGCGCCTGGTTTGGGACCAGGAGGTCGCAGGTTCGATCCCTGTCTTCCCGACCATATAACACATGCTCGGTTGGCGCAGTGGTAGCGCGTCTGCTTTACACGCAGAGGGCCGGGGGTTCAAATCCCTCACCGAGTACCATTTCTCAAAAACTACAGGTATATATCTGTAGTTTTTGTCTTTTTTGATAAATATATAACTGTCTGACAGTAAAACTCAATGTGAAAGGATTTTATGAGTTGGCTCAAGTTAACAAGCATGTATTGGTCACAGGATACCTAGCAAAGGCACCTGGACCTGATTTCGTCCCTCACCTTCAAGATTGGTTTCGCCGCTTGGTCGAAGCAGTTGATATGAAGGTATTAATTGATCCTATCTGCGTCTGGTGTGACGATGAAGGAAACGAAGGTGTTACTGGAATGGTGGGTATTACTACTAGTCATAGTAGCATACATTTTTGGGACGGTGAGCCCGCTTTTTATAAATTTGATCTTTACAGTTGCAAAGATTTTACGCTAGACAGTGTTTCTGATATGCTCAAAGAATTCGGTACGACGAAGATTACATATACTGTAGTTGACCGTACTGATGACGAGCATCCGATCATTGACAGTGGTGTAGTTCACTTCTAATAAACTAAGTGCAGGAATGACCGAGTGGCCGAAGGTGATGGTCTCCAAAACCATTGAAGCGATAGCTCCGCGTGGGTTCGAATCCTACTTCCTGTGCCATTCACTGTTTACAGACGGGCTGGGCAGCCGGAATAACAACATTCTGAAAGTGGAACAAGTCGTTTAACTTGAACGAAACTGTCCATGAGTATGTTTGAAGTTAGATTACGGTACTAGAAAGTTCAGTAGACGACCGATAGCGAAAAACGCTTGCTTTCGGCGATACTACTGATGGTTGCAGCACGAGAAAGGTCCGAGATTTTAGGACAGAGGGAGAAGTCCCCGAGTCAGAGAATCGGAGATGCGATCCCGCCCTAGTCGCAAGTAGTCCAGTCAGGCTGTAAGCAGTGAAAAAACTTCTTGACATTACCCCTAATATGTCGTATAAAGAGATATACAGAGTGAGAAACACACTCTGCTCTTTGACATTGTTGAATTAAGTTTTTAATGTGTGAGCGTGGCGGAATAGGTAGACGCCCGAGACTTGAACAATTTGAGTGCCCTTGGAGAAATCCTCGGAGTAGAACTCGTCAAATTCGGTGAAGGCTTTCAAATGCTAATACCGAGCGAAGCTTAGGTAGAAATACCTTTGAACGTGTAGAGACTAGACGGCGAGCACCTAAAGCATTGGCTATGGTGAAGGTATAGTCCAGACCACAAACGATTCGGTAGCGAAAGCTATAGTGGTAAGAAAATCTTGTGTCCTTTGGACGTGCGGGTTCGAGTCCCGCCGCTCATACCAAACTAAATGAAAGTAATTTATGATTAAGATCATAATTATCATGATTGCAATTTCAGTAGCAATAGCTATCATCAACGGTATACGTGATAAGGATGATAATACTGCTGGTTGGAGTTAATTTTAGACTTGTTTCGCTAACACTGATTCCTATGATTGCAAGCATTGAAGGAACAGGTAGTGTAGCGGTAGCACGGGACCTTGGCAAGGACCCAGGTTTAGGTTCGATCCCTTTACAGTTCGAGTCAGTGTTAGCGTAACAAGTTTATTGGCATCGTGTGTTTATCACTATAAATAGTTTGACTCTTTAAAAGGGTCTCGTTTTGAGAGGAAAACATATGAAGAAGATCGTTACTATTGCTGTTATTGCAGCACTTACTACTTTGGCTGCTTGCAGTCAACCTACAAATCCACCTGCAAACACCGGCGGAGGCGGTGGTCGCCCAGTAGAAGGTTCCAAGCAGCAGGAAAAGTAAGTTATATATGAGCCAGCTATGTTGGCTCATAAACTTCTAAAATTTATTAATATAATGGCCCCGGGGACTTCTCGGTGAAGGTCGCTGCCCTTTCAAGGCGGAGAAGCGGGTTCGAAACCCGTCGGGGCTACCATACATAGGAATTGTAATGAATAATGTAATCCATGTTGATTTTAGTAAGGTGAATGCTAGAGAAAGTCTGCTACAGGAAGTATTCGGATTTGACCCGGATCTAACTGCTTACTTGAATAGTTTGCGTTGTATGGGTGTAGAAGAAGATGATGTTCTTGACACACTAGATGCAATACAGAATATGGATCTATATTTTGCAGCCGACAATGAAATACAAGAATTTGCTAACGGTTGGTTGCATAAATTTCTTTAATGCGTAGGTGGGTGAGTGGTTAATACCAGTGGACTGTAAATCCGCCGTCGAAAGGCTACGTTGGTTCGAATCCAACCCTGCGCACCAGATTAATGTGCCATTAGCTCAACGGTAGAGCGGCCGGATTTATATCCCGGAGCCCAGATTAGGGGACGATCTCGGTTCGAATCCGAGGTGGCACACCAGCTATAAAATAGGTGTTGACATTCACTTAAAACTATCTTATATTGAGAAAATAGACGATAACGAATACGGGGGAACGGCGACTGTGTGAAGTGCGCGGATCATAGACAAACGCTTAGTTCTTAAATGACAGCACTATAGCTACATAATACTAATAAGTCTCAGGTAGCTTGCGCCCCTTTCTTTTATCAAATACGATAGTGTGGACGGGTAGCTCAGTGGTTAGTAGCTGACCCCTCATAAGGGTTAGGTCGTGGGTTCGAATCCCACCCTGTCCACCAAATCGTTAAACGCAATTTCCTGAGTATAATGACGAACTACAAAATTTCTTACTTCTTTGATAGCTAGCGAACAGTTTAGACATATTGGGGTTGACATAAAAACTTTTTTTGCTATAAGTTTATTTAACGAATATGATATAGGTTCGAGATTTTTATAGCTGTGCAACAATACGCATATAAATATTAACATGGAAGCGTGTCAGAGCGGCCGATTGATCTGGTCTTGAAAACCAGCGTACCTGAGAGGGTACCGTGGGTTCGAATCCCACCGCTTCCGCCAAGATTAGAAAGGCTCATTATGTCATATGTATTGTTTCTTGATGATGTAAGAAACCCCGATGATGTAACTTGGGCTGAATTTCCTAGATACGAAGCAACATTTACTGTACGCAATTATGAGGCATTTATTAATCAAGTCTCTCAGGGCGGAATTCCTGCTTTCGTGTGTTTCGACCACGATCTTGCAGATGAACACTATGCTGCTATGCTCAAGGAAAATGAAAGCAATCCAGTTAAGCAACTTGAAACTATCGTAGACTATGGCTCTGAAAAGACAGGTTATGATTGTGCAAAGTGGCTAGTTGATTATTGCGCTGAAAAAGGTCGCAAGTTTCCCAAGTATGTTGTTCATTCAATGAACCCTGCAGGGAAAGAACGAATTATTGGTTATATTGAAAATGCGAAAAAACATCTAAATATATAAGAATACGGCTTAAACCACTTAATTAACAAGCAAATGATAAATAGATCATATAAGGAAATTAGTATATGATTTGTGATTATGGCTGTGGTACAAAAGCATCAAAAACTCTAAAAAACGGTAAACACTGTTGCAGTAATTCATCAAGTTCTTGTCCAGCAATGAAGACTAAGAATAGCGAACGAGTTAAAGCCAAGCGGGCAATGATGGGAGATTCTTATTGGAAAAACGGTCATCCTAAAGGTAACAGCGGCGGTTCCGCGCTAAAAGGCAAAACCTACGAAGACATATACGGAACCGATGCTCTATTACACCGCGCTGTTCGGTCAAGTAGCAATAAAGGTAACGATTCATATAGTAGGCTGACACCGCAGCAGAAATCAGAACATTCGGCTCGTGCAAGAGAAAATATCATTGCTAGGTACGAATCAGGATGGATGCCGAAGGCAGGAAGATGCGCCAAGATACAATACACATCTCCTATCGCCGGCACTGTTTGGGTAGATGGTTCTTGGGAGTTAGCGGTTGCTAAATGGTTAGATAATAAAGGATATATGTGGAAGAGAAATACCAGGCGCTTCCCGTATATTAACCTTAAAGGCACACTTAGTCACTATACCCCTGATTTCTTTGTTGAAGAATTAGGAGGGTATCTAGAAGTCAAAGGTTATGAAACCGCGCTTGATCGGTGCAAATGGTCGCAGTTCAATGAAACGCTGACTGTTTGGAAAAAGAAAGAATTATACGAGAATCAAATACTCGTGTAAATAGTATTACGGAGAGTTGGCTGAGTGGTCGAAAGCGGCACCCTGCTAAGGTGTTGTACGGGTAACTGTACCGAGGGTTCGAATCCCTCACTCTCCGCCAAGTTTCTATAAACAATCTGAAAATAACGGTTGACATTCACTCTAAGCTCTGCTATAACAAGATATAAGCTGAGAAAACGGAGTTAAAAATGTTCATCACTGTTATCGGTAAAGACACTGGCGCACCGATCATCATCAACACTGCACACCTCGTTGGTGTAGTTGACGATGGTGCAGGTAATCTTTATGTAAAGACAGTAGGTAATGAGCCGGCTTTCAAGATTGTTGAAACAGTCGATGACATGAAAGAATTGCTCAACGTGGTAAATAGGTAATATTTAATGGGCCGGTGGCAGATTGGGAATGCGGTGGACTGCAAATCCGCTTCGTAAGTAAAGTAGGTTCGATTCCTACCCGGCCCTCCAATTCAAGGTGAAATATGAAGAATGTTCTTTTTCTTGTACCGATTTTTGCGCTTGCAGCATGTGATGCTACACCGCAAGATCAAGATTATGATATGCGTGTGGCACAGTCAAAACTTCCTGAAGGTTGCGTCCTTAACTACGCCGGCGATGTTCGTGTCGCTGATCACAGTGCAGATCGCCCGTCGCGCATTTTCTATGTTGAATGCAAGAATACGGTGACTACTACCGAAACACATTCTGTTCCACAGGGCAAGACTACTGTTGATCAGAATAATGTAACGGTTGTTACGAAGTAAAGTTTAATGGGTCGGTGGCAGAGAAGGGCTTTATGCACTCGCCTGCAAAGCGTGACTAGGCTGGTTCGATTCCAGCCCGGCCCTCCATTTTTGAATAAAGGGTTGTATAGTGACAGATACTCTTACTCCTGAACAAGTTGTTAGTGAAACCCGTCGTCTGCTAGACATATTGAATTGGGGACTAACTCAAGAAGGCATTGACTACCATGTAGTTGATAAGGGTTCTGAATTTAATTATTCAATCGTAGCGGGGATGCTGGAAGACTTAGTTAACGATGCTATCAAGACGAATGGTTATTGTCCAGCTTATGTAGTTGGATATCTTGCACTTCGTATGTGGGGACAATATCCTGAGCATAGAAAACAGTTGGAGAAAGTTTTCAACTTTAATGGTCTAGATGGACTACATTGGGACCTGTCAAAGGCAAAGAAATAAAAAGAATTTGGTTCTGTAGTTAAACGGTATAACGCTGGTCTGATAAACCGGTATTGGAAGTTCGATTCTTCCCGGAACCACCAAAGTTAAGTGGACCTATAACTCAATGGGTTAGAGTACGGGACTTTTAATCCCGGAGTCCCGGTTCGAGTCCGGGTAGGTCTACCATTTTTAGAAAGGAGAAAGTTATGGGATGTGATGTATCTGAAATGCTAGGTCAGACTTTCTCCCGAGTATACAGTGACATTGATACTGTAACTTTTGAAAATGACGAAGTGCGTTATACCCTTTATCATGATCAGGACTGCTGTGAAACCGTGTCTGTAGAAGAAATCATCGGTGATTTGGAAGATTTAGAGCGTTGGCCTTTGTTAATTGCTAGAGAAGATACTAACGCAGAAGATCCTGGAACTTGCCAGAGTGAAAGTTATACCTATACTTTTTACAATTTCGCTACATTTAAAGGTTATGTCACTATCAGATTCCTTGGCGAATCTAACTGCTATTATAGCGAAGATGTATATTGTAGGAAAGAATTTTTGTAGATTTTGGATAATTTTGGTTGACATTGTTTGCCCATTTTGCTATATAAAATGTATAGCAAGGAGATAGCAAGTGCGCAATTTTTCAGTTAGCATTCGCCTCGATCTTCTGATGGTATTTTTAGTGTTGTTTTTTACTAATGACACTGATCTTGCCCGTCTTTGGTTTTATGTTCTTAACACCAAGTAGAAGCAACATGCACACTATAAAGCGTGAATTCTTTGACGAAACTTCGCTGCATACTTTCACTGCGGAAGTTTCTATGCTTGCTCACGGCAAGCAGCTTGAAGGTCGTAGGGGTCTTCCCCGCAAGTTTATGATTCCGGGAGTCGGTAACGGCAACCCCTTCATCGCAATTAAAGTTGATCGTGATGAAAGCGATCTTCGATTTGTAAAATATCGTCAGTCGCTTGGTTGCTGCGAAGCAATCATCTTCAATGATTAAGGAGAATTAACATGAGCCGTACTCGTCGCATTGGTTGGAAGGCTATCACTGGTTCTGATTGCGATAATCGCGGCGTGAAGCATCACGCTACCAATGACTGGTTTTCCAAGAAGAATTCTTGTCGCGGCACTTCTGACGACACCTGGGATGAATACTGGGGCCGTGACAAGCGCACCGTGAAGCAGATTACTCGCCGCCGTGTTCGCCGGCATCTTAACGAAGAATTTTTGTACGAAGATTGAAAATTTCGGTTGACAAGCAACGAGAAGTAATGTATATCTAGTATATCAAGTGACGATTAGTCCCTTGACACAAAACCAACAAGAAGCGGGTGAATCCCGAATGGACGGTCGTATATTGCTGAATTGCTAGGTGGTCTGGTTCTTCCGCTTCTTGTATTTTCTTTTAGGTTTTGGCACATAGTTAGGTGACAGTTTGCAGTTATCAAAGTGCCAACGAGCCATGATAACTGATTGACCTTTATATTGACAATGAGGACATTCTTTTTCAACAAGAAAGTTGTGTGTCCCATTTTCTATAAGAGAAAGCTGGCGCGACCTTGATTTTTTAGAATGTTCTTCACTAAGAAAGTAGTGTGTCCCATCCTTCATTTTCTCGGCGGTGATTGTTAGGAATGGATTAGTACCATCCTTCATTCTATCTGACGCAATGGAAGTTCCGTCTGCTCTACGCATAAACGGATGTGTACCTTTCGCTACCCTTGCTAAGTTGGCTCTCCTAACAAGTTCGCTAATGTCTTCTTTAGTGTGATTTAATCTATACTGTGCAATAAAGGCACACGCACCCCAATCACCTTGTTTATAATGAACATCATAGTGTTCTTGAATAGATAATGCAATTAAGTTTTCCGGGTGATTGTTTTTGCTGTTCCCATCCTTATGATGAATCTCATAGGTTCTACCCTCACCATCTTTTGGTATGGGACCTATATGATTCTCATAAATCTTACGATATTTGGTGGTTCCACAATAAATACACATAGCTGATACTCCTTTACCGTGTTAGAGTAGTTGGGAATCCCCATTCCGCGAACTACATCTTTATTTATCTCCAATTAAAAAAAAGGTTGACATTATCCCTGCTTTGCGATATAAGAGAATATATCAAGAGTGATTAACATATTTTAGGACGTATTGGACAATTGGTTGGTCCAGCAGACTCTTAATCTGCCGCAGAAATGCCTTGTGAGTTCGAGCCTCACTACGTCCTCCAGTTAAATCGCCCAAGACGGTCATGAACGTTGCAAGCGAGAAAGCACTTCCTACTAAGCCTCAGCGACGGTAGGACTAAAAGGTGGGACAAAGTTAAAAGCCCCCAGACTGCTGAGGAACAATTTCATAGCCGTGCGTAGGATGCATACGAAACACGGTAGTAACTAAGCCTCGGACATGGCTGCGCCGAGTATATGATGGGGTAAGAAGCCCAAGTTTGCTACGAGTTTTAGAGCCAAAGGCAGGAACACAGACTATACTAGTTAACATTGTCTGTGCCTACTAAGTGGGTTGGTAAGTTTCGGATCTTGTATTGAAGGGCGTAGCTAGCCTGTATACATCTTGCATCGGTTACGAATTAGTCCTGCCACCAACAACGGCCCAGTCTTCTAATTGGCGAGGAAGCATCCCTCTCACGGATGAAAGTGCGAGTTCGAATCTCGTCCGGGCTACCAAAGAAAGGAGAATAGTTATGCCAGCAATGACATTAGCTAAGTCAGGTAAGCGTTTTACGCATGAAGAATGGATCAACATGGATCCACATGAAAAGGACCTGCTATTGAGTAGACAGGGTCCAGCTTACACAGATGAAGCATGGAAAAATCATTTTGGTAACAGAAAACCAAAACGATGAAATATGAATGCAAGAAGTGCGGAAACATCACTGTTTTAGAAATCACAGTTCCCTTAGTAAAATGTGTTGACTGTGATTATGTTTCTATTTATACAAGAAAAGAGTTGCTTACTCTTAAGGAAGATGCATATGAAAAGTAAGACTGCTGATGTTTATCACGAACTAGTAATCGACCTAACCGCTAACTGTGGGTTGGATATGTTTACCGCAAGGAAAGTAGTTGAATTTCTAAAGCGAGAATATCATATTGATTATGATGCTTTGAAAGAATATTATCTAGGTGAAGATGAAGATGAAAGTTAAAATGTACTGCATATTTGCAAACGAATCTGTTAAGAAGATGAACGGTGTCCGAGGGAAACTAGCCTCAATGAGCGGACATGCTTATCTACACGCTTTTTGGGATGCTACGATTATTGATCACAGCAGCGCCGCCAGCGCCGAAGCATCCGTTCGAAAGAGCAGCCAAGCAAATGCTTATAAAAATAGCGAACGTGCTTATAAGATCACGCTGATCGTAGACACCGTGGATGAGCTTAAGGCTCTACAGGAAAAGTACAAGGACATTTGTGGTACCAGTCTGGTAACGGATGCTGGTTTCACGGTGTTTAATGAACCAACGACCACTTGTTTGGGTCTTGGTCCAATCAATGAAGACAACATCGGTGAAGATTTGAAAGCGATTAAGACTTTTTGCTAAATAATGCCTTTATAGCTTAACTGGATAGAGCAAGACACTCCTAAGGTCGAGGCCCCTGTTCGAGTCAGGGTAAAGGCACCATATTAATGGCGCGGTAGTTCAGTGGTAGAACAGGAGTCTCATAAGCTCCATGTCGGTGGTTCAATTCCACCTCGCGTCACCAATTTTGAGTAGTATGTTAGGCTAGACGCTACACCGACCACCGGCTAAACACTAAGTTCTCCGCCGGTGGATAGCAGCAAGAATATACACTGCGCGGCTAGAATGGAGTGTGCTACTTACCCAAAACACTTTACATATAGTAGAGTTTTTGATATAAAGACACAGTAAGTTTGAAAAAGAGGAAAAACATGCAAGTTTCACTACGTAAGGCAAATGCACTTCAAGTTGCAATCAACGAGGCTCTCAAGGGTCTTGAATTCAAGACCGAGGTTGGAATCAATGAATTCCAGAAGCCGGAAGAAGTGATCGCTAGCGCATCAAAGACTTTCTTTGATAACATCAATCGTCGCAACAACTTGCTCCGTGGTCTCTACGAGATCCGTAAGGCAACTGCTGCTGCTAATGCAGCAAACGACATTGATGGTCGTCTAGCTGATCTTGCCTTCTTGGAGAAGGAAGTTACCTTCTTCACTACGCATAGCAAGACTAGGGAGCGTCTCGCTGCCGAAGTCATTCAGGGCAAGCTTGAAAAGATTGCCAATCGCACAGAGGATAGTTACTACGCTAAGGCAGAAGTAGAGACTTCGGTGTTCACTGAAACGGATATCAAGACTCTTTCTCGCCTTGCCGTCAAGGCTAAGAAGGAAAAGCAGAAGTTGCAGGATGAGTTGCTTGAACTTAATGTTCGCACAACCATCACCCTCTCTGACGAGACAGTTGCAACATTGACTGCTGAGGATATTCTTTAACAGTTTGGTAGCCCATTTTGCTCCCCAAACGGGGCTACCAGGGAGAGAAAGAGAGACGAGAGTAGACACCCTAATACCTGGATGGTATTATAGATCGCAACGCTTTTAGCGTATAATAGCATGAACCAGACTTTATTCAACTTTGTGAATTGTTTGTCTCGGAAGTAAGCTATTTTTGCAGCTTGTTTAGTGTTTAGTGTCTATAGACAGGCCCGAAAGGGTGAGTCGCTGTGAATTGCATTGTCTATCACTTAATCTTTCTCTCCCAAACTTTTTTGAAAAATAGGCAAAAAAGTTCTTGACAATAGCCTGATATCTTGTTATAAGAGTATATCAAGAGCAGATGAAAGGAACTTTCTAATGTCTACGCAACTCAAGGGAGTCACTGGTCAGACTGGTGAAGTTTCTATGGTTCGCTACTTCGGCGGTGCAGACAAAGGAAGTTGCGTTCAACTGACTTTCCAGAAGCCAGAAACTGAGCGCAACAAGCCCGATTTTGGTTACTGGTATATGCAACTGGACAAGGCGCAGGCACTGGAACTGGCCGCTGCACTGGTTGAGTTTGCTAACAATACCCGTGAAGAAGTTTACGATTGATGTTTGTGTTTGCAGTTATCTCCGTGCCACCGAGCATACATTCCTAAGTTAGCTTGCTTTCCGCAATGCTCACATGTTTGTTTTTTTGTGAAAGGATGTGAACCATCTGCTACTCGGCGCAAATTATGCTCTCGTTGTATTTCTCCTCCCAAAAAAGGATGAGAACCATCAAGTGAACGCTTCAAAGCAAGGTTTCGCTGATGATCGCCACCCTTCCAAGCGTGTTTATCATTAGTGAGTTGTCTAGCCACTGATTGTTTAGCTAGTTCGGATTTAGCTTTCGCTGAAAGCGACATTCTTGCTGACATGATTAGACAAGCCGCCCAATCATTATTAGCGTAATGTGCGTCATAGTGATCTTTAATGGTTAGTGCGACTAGGTTAGTGTAGTGATTATTAGAATGATCGCCGTCTTTATGATGAATATCATATGATCGACCGGTTTCGTCTTTGGGAATAGAACCCACGTGGTTCTCATAAATTTTTCTGTAGTACTTGGTACCGCAATAAATACACATGCTGATTGCTCCTCGTAAGCGTTAGAGTAGTTGGGTATTGCTGTACCGCGAACTACACTTTTATTTATCTTTTTTGAAAAAAAAATGAAAAAGTTCTTGACAATGGTAGCAAGAATATATATAATGAATTTATCAAGACAGAAACTATCTGTCTTAGCTCTTTGAAAATTGAATAAGAATTGGGGGCATAGCCTCATTAGGGTAGCAGGGAGTAATCTCTGTCAAAGCAAGAAAGCCTACGCACTTGCGCTCGTAAGAGTCCATCTATGCAAGCACGAACTACCCGAAAGGGCCGTCTGTAGGAAGGCGGTAAGTAGTAAGTCAGGTATGTCGTCCCGAAGGGGATAGTCTACAGAGCCGAATCGGTGAGTAGATAAGAGGGTTGGCGCTCTCACGATGTACAGCCAAACTGACGAATACTGAATGTTAACGTGTAGTTATCGAGTCTGACCCGCAAGGAAAGGCAAGATAGCAATACAAGCGAAGAAGGAGGACACTTGCTCCGGAATCGTAAAGTATGGTTGAGTAGCCCGCAAGGCAAAAGACATGGGGTGTGTTGTATTCTGTATCTAACAAGGTATGGAGCAACTGGAGCAGCACATCTTGGTAGGTTCGCAAATTGCATAATGGTAATGCAACAGTTTATGGAACTGTCGATCTAGGTTCAACTCCTGGTTTGTCACACAAAAGCGAAAGACTGCTCCGGTATATGTTTAAAGATGCTTAATACCACACTCGCAAGGGAATGTGGTTCAGGAAGGCTCGCAAGGCTGAACTGATTGATCGGAAAGAAAGCGTAAGGGTTTAGCGACCTTGAATAGCCCGCAAGGCTAGCGAAAGATAGATGGTCGAGTAGACATATGCGACGAGTCAAACGCCAGACTCTCAAAAAGGCAGCATTGAGTGATACTAACTGACCGTAAAAGGCGTTAGTGGATAACGGTAGAACGGTCCTCGCAAGGGATTCGGTAATGACCAAAGTCACTCGTTTAAAGCAGTAATCTCATGCTTTGTAAGAAATAGACTAAATAATATTAGACTATTTTGATGAACACACATCGGCAAAAGCTAACCCTGTGCGATAACAAGGAGTCGGTGGTTTTGACGGACTGCAATTGAAAATGCGTCAACATTCTTCATATTTGTGTGTTCTTCTAAATAGTTTATATCGTGGGGTAGAGGAGTCAGGTTGTCCTCGCTGGTCTCATAAGCCGGAAATCGTCGGTTCAAATCCGACCCCCGCAACCAGTTACTTAGGTAGCTACTAACCTCCTACTGATGCTTCGGGTCAGAGGTGACTTGCACAACTCGCAAGTCTAGCAAATGAGTAGCAAGATTATTGCGTATGTAGCTCAATGGTAGAGCTTCTGGCTTCCAACCAGATGACGAGGGTTCGATTCCCTTCATACGCTCCAGAGTAATGCGAACGTAGCTCAGTGGTAGAGCATCTGGTTGCCAACCAGAAGGTCGTGGGTTCGACCCCCATCGTTCGCTCCAAACTTTAGACAAACCGATATACTCAAGTAATTGAGCGAAAAATCAGTGCAAAAACATATGGGCGCATATGTCGGCTATACACTACGAACTGCTGTCAAAGACGATAAATGCCGGACCCAGGCTTTGCAGGACTAGTGTGTCTAAAATATAGCATAAATACTATTATGCTATACATTTCTTATCGTGGAATATTCGACGGAACCAACTTTCAAGATGCTAACACCCCTGTTCAGATAGCGAAAGCTTTCAACAAGGGGTGTTCCGTCATGGTTGATGCATGGAAAGTAGGAGATAACTTCTACTTAGGCAATGATGAACCTATTACTCAAGTGACTAGTCAATATTTACAAGGTAATAGATTCTGGATAAATGCTAGAAACAGCGACATGTATGCTTATTTGCTAACCCAACCTAGTAAACTATATCCACATTATTTTCAGGTACCTGATCCTCAACCACAATCAGTTACCGTAAGCGATGGACGCAGTTGGGTATTTGGAACCGTAGCTACCGATAACAACTGCGTAGTAGCACTACCCGAAGTAACTGACATGGGATTGCTAAGCACACTTAGGCTATACAACTATGGTGTATGCAGCTCCTATCTACAATTCATCAAGCGAATCCGTAATGAGGGTGCACCCTTCTACGGCGATATCAACATTCCATTCTAAATTTTAGCCTATTATAGACTTGACAATCCCCCCAAAATGATATACAAAGATACTTGAAAGGAACATTTATGCCTAGCGTTTTTCTGACTAGCGATACCCATTTCGGTCACACCAACATCTGCAAATTCCATAACTATGATGGCACAAAGACTCGCCCTTGGGATTCCGTTGAGGAGATGGACGAGGAAATGGTCAAGCGTTGGAACGAAACTGTCGGACCCAACGATAAAGTCTATCACCTGGGTGATGTTGTGATCAATCGCAAGAGCCTGCAAATTCTGGACCGCCTGAACGGCGATAAGGTTCTGATCAAGGGCAACCACGACATTTTCAAGCTAAATGACTATACGAAGTATTTTCGTGATATTCGCGCTTATCATGTTATGAATGGTTGCATCCTGAGCCACATTCCTGTTCACAAGGACAGCATCGCTCGTTTTGGTGCCAACATCCATGGTCATCTGCACGCCAACCGTGTCCGTAAGCTGCGTGGCGTTAACGTGAAGACTGGTGAACTCCTGTATAGCGAAGACATTGACCCTGATTACTTCTGTGTTAGTGTTGAGCATACTGATTATCGTCCTATCCTGTTTGAAGAAGTGATTCAGAAGATCAAGGATCAGGGTGGCCAAGTTGGTTTTCGTCAGGGCAATGGTCCTGCAATTGACTAAGGAGACGTAAAAATGATTGTTTACGTAGTAAGCTATTTTTATCCTGATAGTACCTATGCAGGAATTTCAGGAGTATATAATGATGAAGGTAAAGCAGAAGTATCAATCCAGATGCTTAAACTCATTGACTATTCTGATTGCACTTTTGTTATGACGCGCTCCGAAGTAGAATAAGGTAGCCAAAAAACCCTTATAGAACAGATCATCAGTTGACACTATTCACAATTTATACTATAGTGAATCTATCATGGATGACGATGAATATTGGGACACTGCCCTGCAAAATATTACATATTATTTTGAACATCGTAACATTTACCATAGTTTAATGAAGGACTCTAAAAACGAGAAAGATATGGTTTATTCATACAAAGGATACAATGACACTCGTGGTGACGAAGTTGCTACGATTGTTCTTGAAGCATATGCAAACGGCGTTGATTTTGCAACATTGATCAAAAAGAACTCAACGGTACGATATTATTGGAACCAGGTTCTTAGCGATAAGATTGCTAAGGAAAAGGCACGTGAACGTGAAGAGGAACGGCTTCGTAAGCTTGCTGAAAAGAGAGCTATTGAGCAGGCAAAGCGTGAAGAAGTCATGACGAAGCTAACTCCAGAAGAACTTGAGGCGTTTGGTCTACTCAAGAAGGCTAAAAAGGTTACTAAGCGATGACCGAAGAAACTGAATTACAGATTGCTCCGGAAATCTACGAAGAAATACTTCGTAACACGGACAAAAAGAACTATTTCAATGTTCACGAGCGCCTCTTGCGCAAGAGCATGGTTCAGCTTGTTAAGAGCGGTCATGCTGCGTTTTTGTTCCTTCGTGACGATGAAAGCCGCGAATGGTGGGCTAGCACGGTAAAGCAGGCTAGTGTTATTGTTGAGAAGCGCAGAGAAGCTTGGAGAATCTATGAAATTAAAAAGAATGCTTATGATCGTCTTAGCGAAGCAGATCGTAAGATTCTAAAGCTTCGTAAGCCTACTATGCCTAAGGAACTTAAGCCATGATGTTACCTTTGATTTGGGCAGCTATTACTGTCACTATTTTCGGTTGTTTTTCGTATTCGATTGGAAGATCAGAACCATCACATGATACTGATCTTCCAGGTGCATTCTTTGTAGCTGCTGTAGTGGCAATCTTTTGGCCTGTTGTATTAGCACTTATCATCATTTGTGGTCCTTTCTATTTCCCCTACAAGCTCGGCGTTCGCGCTCGTGAAAACGAAAAGAACAAAGCTGCAATGTGGGATAAGCTAAAGAACTAACAATGGCTAAAGAACCTGTTCAACATTTGGATATTCTTGGTAGAGTATTAGCTTTAGGTGATTGGGTTGCTTATCCCGACTTTAATAACTTAAAGCTAGGCAAAGTTGACAAGATCAATCCAAAAATGATTCGCATCACCAATGATGATCGCCGGAGAAGTGCAGTTAACAAGTATCCGGTTGATCTAGTAAAGGTAGAGGGACCCGACCTTATGTGGTACCTGCTCAAGAAGAATTAAGAGGAAATATGAATATCTATAATACTGTTGATAATGTCACCGATAACGATTGGGAAGTGTTTAGCAAGTGGGTAAAGGGCGTATTGATCACCCATACTCCTATTATCACTTTCACTAAGAAGGATGGAACAGAACGAGTTATGAAGTGTACTCTTCGGTCCGATCTTCTTCCTGTGCAGGAAATTGTTGAAGGCAAGGAACCGCGCAAACAGAACGATGCTATTATGTCGGTATATGATGTTGAAGCGAATGGTTGGCGCAGTTTCACTGTCAAGAGCGTTAAGACTGTAGAGTTTCCTGTAGATTTTGACTGATAGACGAGTTGTGCATTAAACACGACGAAATCATTATATAAAAGCATATTATACCTACATAACCCAGCTAAGTATATGTGTTAGTTGTGAGAATTCTAACACAATGGGGTTGACAAATCCCTTTTTAGGTTGTATAGTGTGATCATTATGAAAAAAGAAACAATTCATATCACACTTCCGCGTCAAAAGACGCGAGCCATTGAATTCTATATTCATGGCACTCCTTTCAAGCCTAAGCGTGTTGAAAACAAGACGCGCTATAAGCGAAAGGAAAAGCATCCTAAGAAGGATTATTAATCCTAAATAACTGATTATATCAGTTAATTGCCATATAACTTTTTGCAAGGAAGTTTCAAAACCGCATCAGATGGTGCGGTTTATCCTTTCAAGAGTTTGCCGGAAGAGCTACTTTGGTAGATAGATAAGGTTGTCCCTACAGAGGACATTATATACAAAAACCTATCGTATCACAGAGCGGCCCAATTAAGGAAGTATAATGTATAATTCTCAAATTACAGTTGCTCAGGCAGCTAAAATTTGGAACTGCTTAGTTCTAGTATTATTGTTAACTATCGGACTTAGCTATGCTAATGAAGTTAACGGTAAACAAAACATAAAAAATAATACAACACAACAAATAACCAAACCGCCAACCGTTGAGACAGTATCAACTAATCAAATTGTTGATCAAATTGTTGATCAAGGTTACAGGAAGGCAAAATTCTTAGCCATAGTCAAAACCAACGATTCGGTTGACTATACACAAAGGGACCTAATGTGCCTAGCTAAGAATATTTATCACGAAGCGGGTGCAGAACCGACTAAAGGTAAATTTGCTGTAGCTCAGGTTACTATCAATCGCACCAAAAATCCTTATTTCGAAGGAACCATTTGCCAAGTCGTGATGGCACACAAACAATTCTCTTGGACATTAAATCAAAGGTTGCGTAACATGCATCCTTCAGGAGAAATGTGGGACGAGAGTGTCCGTGTAGCAACAGCCGCACTCAAAGATGGAGTTCGTGTCAAAGGCATGGAAAACACACTCTATTACCACGCTAACTATGTTCATCCAAGATGGAATAATGTAGTCAGGCTTGCTCAAATTGGAGCACATATTTTCTACGATCAAGTGTGATCAATTTTGGGTGAGGTCTAAGGATCTCACCCATTTTTTTGGATATTTTTCTGCAAATTTAGGTTGACATTCTTTTCTAGATGTCGTATATAAAGGTTAGTGAGATTGTTCACTGATGGAGAAAATAATGCGTAATTTTTCTAGTAAGTTTGTCGCAGCACTTGTTGCTGCAAGTATGATTACAACTCCCGCATTCGCTGGCAAGTTTGGTGGCGGTGGCGGATTCCGTTCTAGTAGCTCTAGCTCTTTTAGCTCGCGCAGCTATTCTACCCCGCGCAGCTTTTCTAGTTCTAGCTACCGTCCTACCCCTAGCTATTCTCGTCCGGCTGCTCCTACCAGTCGCTTCACTTCAAGTTCTTCTGGATACAATTATCGACCGGCACAGACGCGCGTAGTTTCGCGTCCTAGCAATAGCTACGGTGGCGGTTACAATCGTCCTACTGTTAATAACCATTACTATGGTGGCGGTGGTATGGGCAGTGGCTTCGGTAGCTCGTTTGGTGGTGCTTTTACTGGATCCTTGCTCGGCAACATGATGTTTGGCAATCACAACCAAACTCCGGTCTATGTGAACAATGGCGCGCCCGCTGGTGGTTACGGCGATCCCGGCTACGCACAGGCTGCACCCGTAGTTGATAACGGACCCGGCTTTTTCGGCATGATTTTCTGGGGTATCGTTAATCTGCTCACTCTTGTTGCTATTGTCTTTGGTCTGGTCTGGGCTTTTCGTAAGGTTCGTGACATGCTTCGGAACCGTTAATAATGCTTTGCACTTCTATTTCAAGCGTTTTTGAATCCAATCTTATCAGTTTTGCAGTAGGTGTCGTATTGACAACTATCGTGTTTTTGAGGAACAAGTTCAAGAACCGTAAGCGCAATATTCCAGAAGGAAAGTAACATGAGCTTTAAGCCTTTTAATATCAATAAGCGTCCCACTACGACCGCTGCTATCCTTAAGAAGCGCACTGTCTCTAGCACTATCTCTAGCACTAGGATTTCGTCTTCGACGCACAACAATAATGATTATCACAGTGACGATAGTCCTGATATCATCGACACTATCATTGCTGCTGAAATTATCAGTTCTGCATTTGATTCAAGCCCTTCTTACGATAGCTCTAGCTCGTATGACAGTGGTTCGTCAGATTTCAGTGGTGGGGGCGGCGACTTCGGCGGCGGCGGTTCTAGTGGTGATTGGTAAGGAGTAATACAATGAAGTACGAAGGTTTGTTTGAAGATTTTAACAATGTGCGTCAGACTCAGGTATATGCAGTAGGCAAGGTCATTGATGAAGCACAGAATTATATTGAATATCTTGAAGGGCGTGAAGATGTCCTCAAGAGTGTTCTACAGTATCTTGATCAACTTGACGAGTCTGGAAAAACTGAAACCAAGCAAGAAATTCTTGACAGCATTTTCAAGCTGCTTCCTCAGGAAAATTAATATGCGTACCTTTATGAAGTTTGCGGCGATCCCGCTTCTACTGTTTCTAATTTTTTTCTGTATCCCTAAGTTGTTCCAGGTACTGGTTAACTCACATACAGATACAGGGATCGCCATTCTTGTAGTTCTAGCTTGCGGTATCTTTGGAACTATCGCCAGCAAAATTTATAGTTTTGTTAGCACACACATTAAGGAAGATTAAATGAATATTAAGAATGTTATTCTCGTAGCAGCTTCGGCACTCTCGCTTGCTGCTTGTAGTCAGGTTGAGCCCGGGCACGTAGGTATTCGCGTAGATCAGTATGGTTCAAGTGCAGGTGTATCAAATGACGCACTGCCAGTAGGTACTTATTTTACAGGTCCTGGTACTTCAATCTATGAATACCCCGTGTTTACTAACACTTATACTTGGACGTTGAACAAGGAAGAGGGTAGCGAAAAGAATGAAGAATTCTCGTTTGCTGATAAGAGTGGTCTTACTCTCACCGGTGACGTTGCAGTGAGCTATCACGTTGATGCTCAGAAGGCTCCAATTCTTTTCCAGAAGTATCGCATGGGTATGGAGGGTATTGTATCTGGCCCAATGCGCGTTGCTATTCGTGATGCAATCACTAACCGAGCATCAAATATGACTGTTGAGGAAATCTATGGTCCTCGTAAGGCAGAGCTTATTGCAGGTGCACAAGTTGATGTTCAGAAGTTCTTTGCACCGTTTGGTCTTGACGTTGAACGTCTATACTGGGCTTCACCTGTTCGCGTTCCTGAATCAGTGATGCACCAGATTAATCAGCGTATCGCCAACGAACAGCAGGCACTTGCTGCTCAGGCTAACGTAGCTACTGCCGAAGCCAATGCTCGTGCAAAGATCGCAGAAGCAGAAGGTAACGCTAAGGCTACACAGATTGAAGCAAACGCTATTTCTACTAACCCACAGATTCTTACCCAGAGGATGCTTGAAAAGTGGGATGGTCATTACCCGCAGTATGTAGGTGGTGGCATGCCGCTTCCTACTCTTAAGGTAAACTAAGAAGTAGATAAAATTTGGGGTAGAGTTTTCTCTACCCCTTTTTTTTGTGGATGTAACGATTTTGGTTGACATAGCTTACCCAAAATGCTATACAGAATATATCAAGACAACACAGAGGCACACATGATTATCAAGAACACGATTGACAATGAACCGATTCTCTCTAACGTCGGTCAGGTTGGCGAGTTCCGCATTCGCAATAGTGCGAAGGCTTTTAACATTCTTTCGTCGGGTCTGTATTCTAACAAGATCCGCGCAATCGTTCGTGAATATTCATGCAACGCTGTTGACTCGCACATTGAAGCGGGCCGCATTGACACCCCGTTTGATGTTCATCTTCCGAACTCTCTTGAGCCCTGGTTCGCGGTTCGTGATTATGGTGTGGGCCTTGATGAAAAGCAGGTCCGTGATATCTTCACTACTTATTTTGAATCTACTAAGAACAACACTGATGAACTGATCGGTGGTCTGGGTCTCGGTTCCAAGAGTGCTTTCGGTTATACAGACAATTTCACTATCGTTGCTATCAAGAATGGCATGAAGCGTGTCTATACTGCTTTCATTAATGAGCAGGGTGTTCCTTCTATCGCTCCGATGGGAGAAGAAGCAAGCGACGAGCCGAATGGCGTTGAAATTCGCTTTGCAGTTGAGGACAGCTATGACTTCCGCAAGTTTCATGAAGAAGCCCGCCACGTTTACAAGCACTTCAAGCTGCGTCCGGTAGTGAGTGGTGGTATCGGTGAGTTTTCTTTCATTGATCCTTCGTACACTGACACTGATATCATTCCTGGTATTCACTCAAACAACAATAGTCATCGTGGTCATAGCTATAGCTATGCTATTATGGGCAACATTGAATATCCCTTGCAGGTTCCTGCAAATGCTGACCTCGGTGGTCTTGATGGACTACTGGGCTGTGGTCTGACAATTGAGTTTGGTATCGGTGAACTTGATATTCAGCCTTCGCGTGAGGGTCTGTCGTACAATCCTGAAACGATTGATGCTATCAAGGTTAAGCTTGAAGCACTGAATAGTGTTCTGGCTGACAAGATTGCTGTTGAAGCTGCTGGAATCAAGAATCCTTGGGAAAAGGCATATCGTCTTCGTGAACGCCTAAATAGCAAGCTTTGGGCTAATGCAACTCGTAAGTTTGCATCTGACACTGGGTTTGATCTTGTTGACGTTAATCGTTATGGTGACGGTAAAATGTTCTACTTCACCGAAGAACAGCTTGCTAAGAAGTTCAACATCTATATCACTGCATTCCGTGTCAAGAGCGACTATTATGGTCATAACACTTGCTCTGCGGTGAATATGCAGAATATCTATGACAGCATTACCGGCAACTATACCCGTTACTGGGCTATTCAGGTGTCCGAAGACAGTCAGTTTGTAGTGAATGACACTACTGTTGGTATCGGTAATCGTGCAAAGTATCACTGGAAGAACACGGGCAAGGATGGCAAGAATGATGTTGTCTATCTGCTCAACAAGGCAGACAAGAAGAAGGATATTCGCATTCGTGCGTTCTTCAACGCTCTTTCTACTCCCCCTGCTGAACAGATCCGCAATGCTTCTACCCTTGATCAGAAGGAACGTGCGAAGGGCATGGGTAAGGACGTTTCTATCCTTCAGCTTGAAAAGCGTGACAACAAGGGTCATCTGCGTAGCAACGACATGGTTTGGCGCGATGCAGGTACTCTGGCATCGTTCAATGATGCTACCACGTACTACTATCTCCCAATGAGCGGTTTCACTGCTCTGGGTGTTGCAGGCGAAGCTGGCTATGATATGAAGGCTTTCGCTACTGCTCTTAAGGAATCGGGCATCGTGACCGAAAAGGTTTACGGTGTTCGTAAGGCTGACCTTGAAACTGTCAAGGGTAAGTCTAACTGGGTCAATCTTGACGAATACGTTTCGGCTAAGCTTGCCCAGCAGGGTGCGCTTGATGTTAAGGGCATCATCAAGCAAACTATCAACTTTGATGAATACTTCAAGTTTTCCAAGTTTGCCTATGTGCAGAATGAGATTACGAACGCTAGCAGCCCGTACCTCAAGCTGTATAACGAGTTCGCTGGTGTCAAGTCGGCGGACAAGAATGTTCCTCGTGGTTTTGAAACTCTCTGCGTGATCTACAAGGTGACCGCAGGAAAGGTTAACGTCACTGACGAAATTGCTAAGTACAATAAGGAAATGCAGGCCCTCAAGTCTCGCTACCCGCTCCTTAATGCACTGGATCGTTATTTCCGCGATGACAAGGCAGTGGCAGAATATATTAATGCAATTGACGCATATAAAGGCACAGATTAAATCTTACCTTTACAGTTGTCACCGTGCCACCTAGTATATAAGCTTTTACCTTGACCACTCTTATTGCAATGCGGACATGTCCATTTATATTGGGTGGGATGCTTTCCGGCGTCTAATAGCTTTTTTGCGTTTCTTCTATGGTACTCACTATCTAAAAAGTGGTGAGTACCGTCGTTGATTCGTCGTTGTTGCGTATTCCGAGAAAGTTCTCCGTTTAGAAAATGATGAGTTCCATTCTGAACACGGGCCTGTTGCACCTTACTTGATGTATCGCTACCTAAAAAGTTATGAGTACCCTCGGCGACTCGTTTAGCATTGGACCTTCGTTGAACGGAACCTCCTAAGAAAGGGTGAGTCCCTTCTGATACTAACTTGTTTGCATTTTTTCTAGCAAGTTCCGAAAGTTCTTCCGGCGGCAGCTTCATTTTTTCTGCGATTCTTAGGCAGGCTCCCCAGTCTTGTTGAGCATAATGAATGTCATAGTGTTCTTTAATAGACACACATACTAGATTAGTAGGGTCGTTATTTGTTCGATTACCATCAACGTGATGAACTTCGTGTTTTCTTCCATCAGAATCTCGGGGGACGGGTCCATAATGATTCTCATAGATTTTACGATAGTTCTTAGTGCCGCAATAAATACACATAGCTGATGCTCCTTCGTAGCGTTAGTGCGGGTAGATGCTCGTAACATCGTGATCCGCAACTTTATTTAGTATGTTTCTTCATTTTTTGATATTTTTAGGTTGACACCTTCGCTGAAATTTGTTATAAAGATAAAGTTCAATGAGAACATGCTTACTCGTTTCACTTAATTTAGGAGAATAAATCAAATGTTTCCGTACATCATTCAGGGCAAGAATCTTACCATCGTCATTGACAATACGCCCCATACTGTTTCTGCTTCCCACATTGGTTATAATAAGCTGATTGCCGCGATTAAGTCTGGAGACGAAGATGCGGTTCGCAATTTTGTTAGTCCCAAGCAGGTCGTCATTAACTTCGGTGAAGGCAATGTCAGCATTGAGGGCGACAAGATTTTCTGGAAGGGCCGCGAAATGCACAACGCCCTCACGAAGCGCATGGTCGCTATGATCCAGGAAGACTTCCCGGTCGAGCCGCTCGTTGCTTTCATGGAAAATCTGATGCAGAATCCGAGCAAGCGGGCAGTCAACGAACTGTATGGCTTCCTTGAGAAGAACACTCTTCCGATCACTCCGGATGGTTGCTTCCTCGCTTACAAGAAGGTCCGCGGTGACTATCTTGACTGTCATTCGGGTACTGTGCTGAACAAGCCGGCTATCTATCTGACTGACGAGGACAACGCTAAGCTGGCAGAATACGCTGGTAAGCACAACGAGGTTACTGTTGAAGTTGTTGACGGTGTGACTGTTGTTTCTATGGAACGCAACATGGTTGACGATGATCAGAACCGCACTTGCTCGGTCGGTCTGCACTTCTGTTCTAAGGACTATCTCAATCACTTCGGCGGCGAGCGCACGATCATTCTCAAGATCAACCCGCGCGATGTTGTCAGCATCCCGAACGATTACAACGATAGCAAGGGTCGTGCTTGCCGTTACGAAATCGTTGACGAGATTGACAAGGACAAGGCTGACGAAGCTTTTGAAAAGGCTGTTCAGGCTAAGGCAGAAGCCGAAGCTAGCGTGATTGCTGACAAGGAGCTTGCTAGCTTTATCAAGGCTGCTCGCGCTGCTGCGGTTGAAGCTGCTAAGGAAAAGCTCGCTGCTGCTAGCGAATAACATCTAAAAAATTGTACCCGAGGTCACTTTTTGGTTGACTTCGGGTACCTTTTTGTCTATTGTAAATTTATAGCAAGGAGATAGCAAATGTTTAATCGTAATCGTAATCGTAATTTTCGCTTCAATAACGATAATGGTTTCTTTAGCTCTATGCCTCTCTTTTTCAAGATTTGGTTCCTGTTTATCTTTACGATTGTAATCACTATTTTTGCAGTAACTGGTTATTCTTTCTATGCTGTTCTGTCTAACCCCGATGCTACTACTTATCAGGCTGGTCATCTTCTGGGTCAGGTGAACAAAGGCTTCAACGAAGGGAACAACTAATGCTTCCAGAACTCTATCAAGCTACTCTCGTCAACTTTGGACGCGATGTTTATCTCGGTAAGTCGCTTCACGATGCTATGGAAGCGGTGAAGAAGGCTGGTTTTGAAGCTGCCGTACTATTTGACGGTGCTCTTGTCGCTTGGTTTTCTCCTATCTCTGGTTGGAAGTTTTATCATGGATAAGAATCTTAAGTTTTGGGCCGATCTGGAAATGTCCAAGTTTGATAGCCTGCCGCCTGAAATGCGTGAACTGGTGCGCAAGTATGGTTTTCTGCCTGCCAGGACCGAATCGGTGGAAAGCTATCGCAGACATATGGAAGCTGTATACCCGAATGGAGTAATCTAATGAATCGTAGTGAAGCACTAGCACCTCTTAATAAAGGTGAAGCGCGTATGCCGATAGAAGCCGGTGCTTTGATTCGTGGTCATATTAGGAGAGCATTGCTTTCACTAATGCTTGACTACTATGAAGAAAAGGGTTGGTTTGAAAGCACGTTCATCGTTCGCGGTGATATTGCCCGAGTTATGGCTTTTAGAAAATATTTAAAGCATTTGGAAGATTTAGGTTGACAACTGTTACCCAAAATGCTATACAGAATGTATAGCAAGGAGATAATGATATGTCGTTTTTTGAGATTGTTGGTCAGGCTGTTGTCGGCGCTGCTGCTATCATGTTCATCGGGTTCATTATTCTTTTGATCATCAATTTCATCGGGTATCAGAAAGGTGCCCGCAATATGCGCGACTATGCATACAGTGGCCCCGTTCGTAGTCAGTGGTTTTGGACCAAGCACGGTGTTAAGCGCTGGCTTCGTTCGTTCAAGCACGGTGGTGGTTGGCACGTTGAGACCGCTGATCCGGAAGATGATAACTACGATCTCCGTATCTATGAGAACGGCACTATCACTCGTCACCCCACTCGCTACTCTGCTTAAGGAATAAACAATGGCTGTTATCACGCATATTCAACCTGGTACTATCTATCGTGCTGCTGCACTGCAAGCATTGATTACGCGGGGGTTTACGATTGATCTAGCAGTAGAACTTGCCTACGAAGCTGCTGAAAAAATGGAAGCACTAGTTGACAACAAACAACTTGATGCAGAGGATTATTAAAATGCTGTACTTGATTAAAGGTAGAGTTGAAAAAACTGAATACATGAATGATGCTGAAAGGTTTGAAGACTTGCGCATAGTCCAAGCCGATAACGAAGATGAAGCTGAACAAAAATACACAGATTTTTGGAGAGCTAAGACATGTGAATATAGCGTATACTACTGGGCCGAGGTTTCTTTTGTGAACCCTGCTATTCTTTAGGATATGAATATGAACGATACTATGCGGCTTTTTGAAGACGGTTACGTGTATATTGCTACTGGTATGTTTCGTCTTCGTCAGGAAGGCAAACATCAGGAAGCGTATGACGAGATTGGTCATATCCTCAATCTACTGATGGAAATCCGTCAGGATATTCGCAAGACCGCAGAGATTAATTTCTAAAAAATCATTTTTTGGTTGACTCTTACCCAAAACTAGTGTAGTGTAAATTATAAGCTGAGAAAACGGAGACGCAAAATGATTGTCAAGGTTGTTCATTTTGATACTGAAACTAGTGCGTTTGTAACTGTTGCAGTGGTCAATGTTCCCGAGCATCAGCTTGGCTTCAACAAGAACCCCGAGAAGGATGCTTGCGAATACGCTTTCGCCCGTACGCAGAACATCTTTGGATCTTGGAGCCGCGGCCCCACTTACGAGGACGGTGAACATAACGAAGATTATAGCGAGAATGTTCAGGTAATCGAACCTCTTCCCCGCGACGGTTTTGGGCGTGCATGGGGCCTGCGTTCTTCTATGATTGGTGATCTGTTTGTCGTTAACGGTAATATCTACATTTGTAAGACTTTTGGCTTTGAACTTTATGAAAAGGAAGTTGCATAATGTCTATGAAGTTTATCTATATTCTTCCCACTTTCGTTCTGCTTGCAAGCTGCGGTCCCGATCCTATTCCTTGTATGGCGTCTAACGAAAAGGGTAAGGTAGTCCGCTCACAGACTGACACTCAAGAGTATTGTGGCCGTGGCGGATGCTCTCGCTACGATTACACTTACATCAACATTGAGGTTAACGGTGTTTCTCGCACTTGTGTAGTTGACCGGTCCACTTCTAAGATGTTTGGTCCTGGTGAGACCATCAATCTACAGACCGGAAGGCGTCTGTAACTTTTTTACCAAAAGGCGATTTTTTGGTTGACAAAGGTCCCCGTTCTTGATATAAGAGTATATATCAAGAGCAAATGATGGAGCATCAAATGGCTTATATGTCGCAGCAGCACAAGCAGGAACTGGCCCCCGCGATCAAGGCGATTTGCAAGAAGTATGGTATCAAGGGTTCGCTTGCAGTTCGCCATCATTCTACGCTCGTTCTCAACATCAAGTCGGGCAAGATTGATTTTGATAAGGATGCAGCAAGCGGGACCCATTACTATCAAGTCAACACTTATCACACTGACTCACAATACCGTGGTAAGGCTAAGAAGTTTTTCGCAGAAGTCATTGCTGCGATGAAGGGTCCGAAGTTCTTTGACAACTCGGACGCCATGACTGACTATTTCCACGTTAGTCACTACATTGACATTAACCTGGGGTCTTGGAACAAGCCCTACATCGTAACTAAGTAAGGATAAGATTATGTCGCAGAAGCGTTATGGATTTTTGGTTAAGTATAAGGATGAGCCTGGTGCAGGTTATGGCAAGCAGTATGTCACTGCTGCTAATCAGTACGAGGCTTCGCAGATGGCCAAGACTCTGTTTGGTCGTATGCTTATGACCGAATCTGCTGTGGAAATTATCGGTTGACGCTAAATGGGTGCCCAAATCTATTGACTATGGGCACCCATTATGCTACATATCATAAGTGTAATTTTGCACAATCGGAGTAAAATAATGACTAATAAGATATTTAAGGTAGTCGGTATTACCGAACACGACGGCATCAGCAAGATTCGTTTTACTGATGACATGGTCCGTAGAGTGAAACAGTTTAATAAGGGTGGAGCTACTCGCTGCGACTTTATTGAGCTTCCTACTGAAATGACTAAGATTGAAGCTCTTAAGTATATGCTCACTCGTAAGGAGTTTCAGTCTGCTGATGACCAGTCTCTTATTGAAGACACTCTCGGTGATAAGGAGCGTGATTTTGATAAGGGTCAGGTAAAGATCAAGGCGACTCCAAGTCTTGATATTATTGCTGCTCGTCCTCGTAAGGATGTAACAGTTGAAGATGTACTAAATACTATTAGTAGTACTTAATTTCCCAATTTTTTATTATGAATATTTCCCAATTTTTTATTATAAAATATTTCCCAATGCTAAGCACTTTATATAATTTTTTATAAAAGGGATTGATCATGCAGTAGCATATCAAATTTTATTTTGTTTTTAGATGAATTTCCCAATTTTTTATTATAAAATATTTCCCAGTTTTTGATATTAAACAATCAGGTCCCGAGAGTTACTTCTCGGGACCGTAGTTATGGGTTGTTGACATTTTTAATTACCCAGAAATCACCACTCATGCTTGTGTTTTGAATGACTTGGTAAGGCATATAGAAATACCCCTTATCTCCCCAGCCCGGTCCCCAACTGTTCTTTACAATGAACCGCTGAGTGTTGTTGTTGTATCCTACTAAAAGCACTGCGTGACCCCCTAGGACGCTCTCTGAGCGCGTGTTTGGATAGGGCATGTTAGCAGTAGTACGATACCAATTGCCGCTCACAAAGCTGCTGTAAACAGTGAATCCGACTATAACAGGATATCCGTTTGCGAGTGAATTGATACATGCATTAAAATCCATTGCTCTTTCATACAATGTAACTTTTCGTCTAGCTGCGTCATTGATAGCTGCACTGCTAGGAGAAGCTCTAAACTTTGAAACATTATACGGCCAAAACGTCTCTAAGGGAGCCCCGTATGTGTAAGTAGCTTTAATGCCGTCTCTTATATACGCTCCGCTGTCATAGTTCACTGTTCCTTCAAGCAATCGTTCATAATAGTATATGAACATTCTACTAACTTCGGTTGATTTACCGTTCTTTTTGTTGAGAATTTCAATTGCTTCGGCAATGGCATGTCCGGTGCAACTTCCTAATTGACCTTGATCTTCTACCGGTGTTGCATAATTTCTTAAATCAACGCTAGCAGGAGGGTTATTACTAGATAGTTGATATATATAATCTCTTTTATCAAGTTTGTCCGGAACCCAGTGAAATTTAGGAATATTGATGTTTGATTCGGGAGGGTTATAAACTACAGGTTTGCGATATAACCCTGGATCTTGAGTCACATCAATAATAGTTTTGGGGTTTTGTTTCATCACCAACTTATTGTTCCTGTAAATTTAGCCCAAGTGTTCGTAGATACACACACAAAGAGATTTCCTCCTGTATCATATGCTGATTGTCCAGGTGTCCCGGGGCTCGTGTTGTTTATTGGTGCAGTAGTCCATTGTATACTTCCACTCGTGCGTAGAGCTTGGGGCGGGATCAAACTAGCAATTTCATCCTGATAAGGAATACGCATGCCTGCGATTTGACCGGCAACGTTGTGGGATGCAACGTGGAATCCGATTTCATATGGTCCGGAATTCAAATAGGTTGTGATCAGAATTGTAGGACCTTGTGCCCAAGTCAATCCATTCCCGAACCAAACAATCATGCTGCCAGATCCATCGAGCGTAATTGCGAGCCAAACCTCACCGGTCATGTAAGAAGGACCTGCAACTGTTGAGATGCTGGTAGCAAAGCTTCCCTTGTTATTCCACTTTTGAAGGTAGACATTACCGTCTGAATAGCGATAAAGATTTATTAATGCCCCGGTGCTATCTTTTACACACAAGCCGCCGATAGATTCGCCGGCACTGTTGTCAAAAGTAGCAGTGGGCAAAATTCTTGCCATGAAAGTGTAAGGGCCAGCCGGAGCTGATTTAGTAGCAGTGATAGCACGATCATAATTTGAACCAGAGGCAGCAACGAGCTCCAGAGACATGCCTATACTGGTATCGGTCATCGTCGCATAAGTTGTCCCAGTGCCATCGAGTGTATATTGAGAAGAAACGGGCGGGTGATAAGGATAACCAGCTGCGCCGGCACCATTCCCCGGCAAAACCGGAGACCCGTTAGCGTAGTTAACAGCAAATGTGTTGCCCGGCAGTGTAATATTTCCATCAGTGCTAAACGTCCAAGTATTTCCGCCACTATGAATAAACACGTTTGGAGGTGTACCAGTGCCGGCCCCAACCTCAAAGCTAGATGATTCTCCCCCTAAGAATATGTTAGCAAGCGGGTCATCAATTCCTCCCATACCACCGGGTGCCCTCAAGTGAATATGAGTAGGTAATGTTGGGTCAAGCACAAGTGCTTGATTATAATATCTAGAATCAGGTGTAAGCACTAATGTACTTACATTTGGGGTCTGTGGATCTAATGAACTATTAGCTGGGTTACTTATTAACCCATTTGCTGAAAACTTTAATATAGAATTTGCACGAGTTAATGCAAATGCGTTACTACTATGTTCAAATCTAGCAAACTCATTTTCTACTAAAAACCCACCTGTAGCAAAGATAATATCTTTGGTAGTACCCTCAACACCGGTTGCTAATACAAGATTGCCTCCCCCTATTGCCGGAGCCTGGCCCGGTGGATATGCCTGAGTAATCACATACCCGTCGCCTGGTCCAGTAATAGTATAATTTGGATCGTTAAAGAATGAACTTGCAAATCCCATATCAACCCAGCCACCATCGCTATTGCCATGATGCCCATATGCAGCCCAGTCAGCCGAGCCAATGTCTGATACGTTATTGATCGCTGCCTGAATATAAGCATCACCTGTATCACTGATAACGAGAGTTGGATTGTTTAATGAAGCCGCTAACTCACTTGCTCCGGGTCCTAACGTAATGACATTGCCGTTGAAGTCAGCATTGCCCGGAGTAGTTAAATTGCCATCTGCACCGAACGTCCATGTGCCACCATAGGCTGTTGATAATGTGATGTTACCGGAGTTTGCTTGGCTATCACCTTGACCAGCACGAATATCAACTGGTGCACCATACTTACCGCTACCAGCATAGATTTCAACAAAGCCGCCATATCCAGCACCGTTGCCATTGTCATAACTTTGACCACCGCGAATCTTGATAGTACCGCCTTCGCTTCCGTTATATCCACTGCCACCGTCTACTTTGATATCACCGCCTGAGCCACCGTTAGCACCACTACTACCAGCCCATAGATAAATGTCGCCACCTTCACCACCGTCAAAGCCATCGCCACCGGCAACAACTAATCGTTCTACTACGCCATTGGTTGCGTTACCTGGTTGTGTACCGATCACTTTTTGAGTGGTGCTCTTAGTGAACATGAGTGCCTCACCGCTACCTGTTCGTTGATTGGTAGGTTGATTAGGGAAGTTAATACTACCATTAGCACTGAATGTGTATCTACTATTTCCGCCGGCATAGAAGTCTATATTGCTATCGAACGGCGAACTTAATAATGCGGCGTTATATGTACTGGAGCTAGTTGGTAGTACAACAGTACCATCATTGGTGAATATTGTCTCGTACCCGCCCGAATTAATCTTGATATCAGCAGCCGGAGAATTGATAGTAATATCAATGTCACCTTGCCCACTAAATGCTAACCAATCTGAACCGTATACATACTCTGAGTAGGTGTCATCTGTAAACAATGCAATCTGATTAACAAACCATGCTTCGAAGTGCCATAAGCCATTCACTTCAGTTGGGGTGTTTACATTAGCAATGACTGCGGTACCGCGAATGGGATATACAAATGGAGCAGCATCAAATGTTATTACCGCTGGATAATTGTTAGCAACATTACCTTTTTGGATATCTGTAATAATTGCGTTAGTTACTACTTCAGTTGGCGTGCCACCATAGATCGTGCCACCGCCTAACGAGATGTTACTAGGTATTGCAATATCACCAGTTACGTCATTAAATGTAAAACCATCTGCGCCACCGAATAAACCATTATTATTGTATTGTATTTGTGTATTAGCTCCGCCCGGTGTTCCGCCGCTGCCGTTTCCGGTTTGTCTAGTCCAGCTTAGATTACCAGTACCGTCTGTTTGTAATACATATCCATTGTTGCCACCAGAAATCTTTAAGCTATCAACAGAAATGTTTAAGTTACCGGACACATCCAACGAAGTAAGTGTGCCTACGCTCGTGATATTTGGTTGTGCAGCATTTGTGACACTTTGTGCCAGTGTAGCTTGTGCTGCTTGCACGAAGTTACTGCCACCTGCCTGACTTAAGATATAATTACCTATAATTTGAAGGTTGCCCTTCTTCGTCGTTATTGGATTGGCACTCAAATCATCCACTGGGAACGTAGAGGTGTAACTTAAATTACTTCCTATATCATTTAACTGCGAAATTTTTATGTTTTGAATTGTCATGTTGCTATCCTACACTTCTATTTAGTAGCCTTTAGCATTTTTTATTAATGCAAGATTATCGGTAAGTCTTTTGTCTTCAGGTGAATATTTTACTGCTAATTCAGAATGATGAACTGCTTCATTTAAGTTACCTAGATGATAATGACTAATGCTAAGAAGATCGTGGGGAAGCCAGGTGTAGTTCTCTCCTAAACAGATATAAGAATTTGGCTTATCAACTATCTTCAATGCGTTCTCACATGCAGCTAGACACTTATCCCACTCACTATTTCTATAATATATGAGTGCAAGATCCATATATGGTTCTCTATAGATTCCTGTAGTTTGAATTGCCTGGTCTAACCACTTAATTTCATTCTGCTTGTCACATTTGGCCAAATAACAATAAGCCTGAATGAGTTCTTGAAGATCAGGATTTAGATTTAAGAATCTATGATAAACATCAATCGCTTTATCATATTCGTTTATAAAGTAATACTCTCTAGCCAAGTATCCTAGCATTCTACTGTTCGTCGGATTATCTCTAACCTCTTCTTCTAGTAAAGTAATATCGTTTGGTCTAGGTTTTACTACGTGGAACTGATCAATTCTAAGTGATTCTGTATATACTTCAACTTCGTTTCCTGATCTTTTATACAACCCTTCATGTGTTGCTCCGGACCATCTGTAATCTTTGCGCGAATGAATTCTATCACCGTACCATTCTCTGTCCGGAGTTCCATCTTTATTCCAATTCCAAACATACGGATATCTAAGTCTCGTAGTGTTATGCTGCCATACACTTAGTAACGCCTCTTTCCAACCTGGTCTCAGTCTTTCATCAAAGTCTAATCTGATACAAATATCAACATCCTCAGGTAAGTTACATAACGCAATGTTGAAGGCATCATCGAATCGCCAGGGGATGATTTTCGCCTGTTTTAACTCAACAGGTAGATGTGAAAGAGCTTCTAACGAACCGTCAGTAGACCCGGTATCAGTTACAACTATTAAGTCGGCATCTTTGCAAGATTCATACCAATCTTTTACATTGTCAATTTCATTTTTACATAATGCGTATACTGCTATTTTCATCATTCACCTTAAGTGTTAGGTAGCCCTAATACATTAGCTAATACCTGGTTATAATATCTAGTGATGCTTCCTCCTGGTGATCCATAGTCTCTCCATACTAGTACACCTTTCATTCCTCTTTGCACATACGATCTTACGATTGCACACTGAGCAGCGTTGAAAAATGCATTTTGAGGACCGATCGCTAATTCCATAATTAGTTTTGAATAGTCAATTGGCTGGCTGCCATTTGGACCTTTTAACAAATCTAGTTGATTGTTTAGTGATTGTGTAATGTCTTTTTCAATGTTAGCAGGCCAAGCAACTACTGTTAAATAAAGATTAGGGGTTTGCACAATCTGTGGTAAGCTATCTATAGTAAATCCGGTGTTGCGAGCACCTGTGCCGTTGAGCGGGTTTGTGTAAACAGTAAACTCGTAGCCCTTATACTGGCATATAGCAGCTAAATTCTGCAATAATGCCAATTGTCTTTGCGGACTTCTACCATCTTGCGCTTCAGCGTCTAACACAACACCCGTTGCCATTGGGCCAGAATCACATAGTCTAGAATCAGGAAGAATGATTTTGTTTTGAACGACATAAAATTTCTGGGTTCTTGCTCTTGATGTATATGTTTGAGTCCAGAATGTATCAAGATTAGCATAAGCATATTGCCAAGTCCACACATCACTGTCAGGTATACCTGCATTATTCGCAACATCCATATAACCCATCAACAGAGGATCAGTTTCGTAGCCTGGATTGTGTGCAGGATATCCCAATGTAAATCTAATTTGTGCTTGTGTAGCAGCATCAGCCTTATCAAAATTGCCATACTGAACCCAACACTGCAACGGCGGACTTCCTTTAACCAGATTTGCTGTTACTCCATTAATTTGTCCGGGAGGCTGAAGAGAGGGGCGATCATTATATGTTGAATTAGGCGGAACTACGCTTCTCATTTGCCAGATATGATGATGGTTTCTTATATAGTTTTGTGAAGAATACGCAGGCTGAAAAGCATCTACCTGCTGACTGTCCGTATCAGATAACGGGAAATATAGGTATGTATTATTTGTGATGCTATTTGTTCTTGGTGGCAGCGCCTGCTGATATACTCTAAAATTAGAACCATTTGCCGCTTTTACTAAATCCATAGTTGATTTTGTCCACCAACCGGGCGTTAGTGCTTCGGGTTCCGGTGGAATATCAGGATTTATAACACCTATGTCTATTAGAAAGTCTAAACATGCATTATACAAGATAGATATTTGTGGTTGAGTAAGACCTCCACCAACTATAGACAATGCCAATGAATTACTAGAAAATGATGACAGCCCATTACTTAAACGTAAAATAGAAATGTAGTTCAATGGTAAATCAGTAGACGGTTGTGTAAAGTTAAATACATTTCCTGACTTAAATCCTATAACATCAGTAGAGCTTGTCCTACTCCATCCAGTAAAACCATACGGCGTAGTAGTGCTTAAAGTCAATGCAGTGTCACTATTAGCGTATATAGAAGCTGATATTCCTCTGCCGTCTAACGTTCTTATTGATGCTCTGCTTAACACGCCGTCTGAGGTTGATGATGCGCCAATATCAATTGAAGACGTGCTTGGTACAGAGTTTAAACTCCAAACAAACATTGATGCACTGTCTCTGCTGTAATTAGGTAAATTATACGCATCGCCTAGTGCATAGGAAAATGTGCTTCCGTTTCCAGTAATACCGTAATTAGAAAGAAAAAATGGAGCAGGATCTACTGTAGGGGTTAATGTTAAATAATCACCCTTCAAGTTTAGTGCAACATTATCAACATTGTTCTGACTATAGATATGAAACGCATCAATAATATCCCAAATGTTAGTTTTCTGTAAGGTAGAAATAAGAATGTTAATTGCAGATACTAATATGATATTTGGTTTAGGACTGTAGCATCTATTATAATATGCCATAGTTTCGGGCAATAAAAATGAATTTGGAAAGGGCAAAGAAAAGCCAGTACCTACGTTATAACTCATATAATCCTCTTTAAGAAAAAAACGGCATTGCCATTCCCCAGGGGGGATTAGCGACTTTTATGTTAGTATTATCTCCACTAAACGCGGCGCTCTGGGCGCCCATATACCAGTCAGCCGACGAATCACCATTGATATAACTAATACTTAGGTAGTTTCCACTTACGATACCAGTTAGCTGTTTAAGCGTAGCTCGTGATGCACTAGTTCCGGCAATCGTAATAGTTTTGCCGAAAGAGCCAAATACTGAAAATTTACTAAAGGTTGTTGTCTTACTAGCCTCAAAATTTATAGTATATGTAACAGTCTTGGTGCTTGTGAATTTATTAATAGTTGGCCCACCATTTATAGTAACAATGTTATTGCCGGCTGTTCCACCAATCGTTAGATTATTATATGTATATGCACCCATATTAAGAGTTACATTAGTGGTTAATGAATATGTTGTTATTATAGTTGATGTGCTAGGGTTTATAGTTAGCGTTATTGGATTAGTGGTGACATCCCAAACTATATTAGGTGAGAATAGAGACCAAGTACCAGACCCCATATTTAAAGTAAATGTATTAGTACCACTGCCCGTAACTAGTGATCCTATTGTAATATTTTTTCCGTTTGCGTTCAATGTTCCATTATATAAGGTAACTACTCTTTGTGTAGTTCCCATACTAAGATCATCTGATAATACCCAACTTGCGGTGCTAGCAACATTAGTTTGTCCAAATGTAAAGTTAGCACCTACAATGCAGTTATTGCTGGTTATTGTGTAGCTTCCTGAAGTTGCATAAAAGAAAAATGTCGTAGTACTAGGAGTAACAGTCATTCCTGAACCAAATGTAAGACTACCATATATTACTCTAGTTGGTGTGGTGCTTAAAGTCCCTGTAAATCCAGAAAAATTTAAATCTTTGAAATAACTAGAACCAGTAGATACAATATCAGAACCAGCAGATACATACACACTAGGCGTTTGACTTTCAACGCTACCAGAAGTAGCACCCACTGATATAGTTCTAGTTCCAGTTGATCCAGAGTATATTAGATTGAATATTGGTGTCCCGGTATACGACCATCCTGGATATAGTGTTCCCATATTAAGAACTGATGCGCCGCTACCAGATATTCTAATCTGTCCAGTTCCAAATTGAATTTGCCTAGTGTTGGTATTGGTGCTAGACCAGATTCCAACCGTTAAATTGAAGTTATTAAGATTGATAGTACCAAATGTATGGGTAAAAGTTGCAGTTGATGCCATCAATGTTGTGCTAGCAATAAGTCTTAATGTAACTGAGCCTGTATTAAATGTTGCACCGCCGCACACCGCGGATGAATCTACTGAACATGTACCAGAACCACTTAATGAAGTAAAATTAACAGTATCCGCCGACGTTGGTACACCTGCTCCCCCGGCACCACCAGAAGTTAATGACCAATTTGCAGAGTTTGTATTGTTCCAAGTACCGGTTCCACCAACCCAATAATATACAGCCATATATTAGAATCCAAACACTTTAAGCAACATGTTCCAAGATGATGTAGACGCATTGTATATAAAGCCAATATAATCAGTTTTTGAACTACCTGTAGTAACTGTAGGTAGAGAAAGATCATTTGACCCGCTATATGCTATATTCCATGAGAAAGTTAAAGAATTTGTACACAGCAATCTAAGCATTAGTAGTTGCCCGTCAGACGGGGTGCCAGTTGGCGCAGCAATTGACAATGTTCCGCTAGCAGTGCTGTTAAGATAGCAAATATCTGTCGTGTTTATATTAGGTGTGACAGTTCCGGTATCAGCTACAGCTACAACTCTACTTCCAAATTTAGGGCCTACTGGGCCAGTAGGACCAGTGACTGTACTCGCTGAACCAGTAGGACCGGTTGGACCAGTGACTGTACTCGCTGCACCAGTAGGACCGGTTGGCCCGATAGGACCTTTAATGTTCAGTGGACCAGTATTAGGATTTGAGAAAATAGGATCTCCGGCATCAAATGCAGTACAAATATACACGTTTCCTGCAGTAGTAAGCCAGATATCACCCAAGTTACATGTAGTTGGTGCTGCGCCTACATACCAATAAGATCCAGCTATGCCTTGAGGTCCGCAAAATGGTAAATTAGATCCTGATGCAGCAGTTTGTCCAGTGGATATTGATGCTAGATTTTGAATTACAAGATTATTTGTTCCGCCTCCCGATGTAACTATTCCAAACATAGGGGGTGAACTTGGTATTAATACGTAACTACCATTGGGATAAGCTACACCGTTTAATACTACTGCTACGGCCGTTGAATTAATTGCCGGTACAGTAAACGGTGATATGAGTTGTGTCATGCCTGACGGTCCTGCTATAACACCATTACTAATTCTTACTGCAATAGTACCGTTTCCAAGAACAGACAACGTAACTAGATCAATTGTGCCGGGAATGCTACTCAATTGTGAGCCAGGAGGAACTATAAAGTTTGTATCAAACGTTACTTGTCTGTTTCCTATTACATCCTGAGTTACATAAACATCTACTTGTACACCTGCTGTTACTGCTACGGGATTAAGAAATTGTATATCTCCTACAGCAGTAATTTCATATTTTCCAACTTGGGTAAGATTGCCTACAAAACTTGACAACGATCCGCTGATGTTTCCTATCACAGTTGGAGACAGATAGAATATTGCTGGCCCGGTTGGTCCGGTAACAGTACTTGCTGAACCAGTAGGACCGGTTGGACCAGTGACTGTACTTGCTGCACCAGTAGGCCCCGTAGGACCGGTTGGACCAGTGACAGTACTTGCTGCACCTATCGGCCCGGTTGGCCCTGTAAATCCAATCGGCCCAGTTGGCCCTGTAGGACCAGTGACTGTACTCGCTGCACCAGTAGGTCCGGTTGGTCCAGGAACAGTGCTTGTAG